TATCAAAAAGAAGACTATTCAGATATAGAGAATCGCAATGTAGACTATAAAGATTTAATGTTGAATTATGATAAATAAATATTTTATCTTGTTATAATAAATGACCTATAAACAGGATTTCAATAAAAAATATGGTTTTAAAAAAGAAGAACCCCATACACTCAAAGAAATATCAAAAATCACTCGCTATCAAATGAAAGGTCTTCAGACCATATATGATAAAGGTATTGGTGCATTCAAAACAAACCCAGGGTCAGTGAGGAAGAATGTTAAGTCACCTGAACAATGGGCAATGGCTCGTGTCTATGCTTCTTTAAGTCCTAAGAGTAAAGCTCATAAAATAGATAAGGTTCATTTGGTCAAAATAAAATATAAGAAGAAGTAAATGGTTAAAGTCTTAGAATTATTTTCGGGAACTGGTTCAGTTGGTAAATGTTGTAAACAACTTGGTTGGGAAACAGTATCAGTAGACTTAATATCAGAATCAACTCATAAATGCGATATCATGAATTTCGATTATAAACAATATCATAAAGATTCATTTGATATTGTATGGGCTTCTCCTCCTTGCACTAACTATAGTAAACTTCAAGACGGTTGGTTAGGTCGAATGAGAAAGGGTGAATTATATACAAAGGAGATTCAAGAAAAAGAAATGAATGAAGACGATAAATTAGTTTTAAGAACATTAGAAATAATTGATTATTTTAAACCCGAATATTATTTTATTGAAAATCCGGCAACAAGTAAAATGAAGGACAGAACATATATGAAGGATAGACCTTTTTATATTGTTGATTATTGTATGTATTCAGATTGGGGTTATAGAAAGAGGACTCGTATATGGACTAATAAAAAAGATTGGAATGCTTTGACTTGCAATAAACAATGTGGGAATATGGTGGGTAATCTTCATAAAAATAATTTAGGAAATACTGAAAGACGACAGAAAGTAAAAGGTATAACATTTAGTCAATCAGATAGATATCGTATCCCTCCCGATTTAATCTTCAGTTTATTTCTTGATTAAAAAATAATATATATACTATAAATATAATGAGTAAGAGACTTAGTATCCTAAAAGTAGTTGACCCTCCCAATGTAAAACATAAACCACTACACCCTAATCTCCCTGCCCCGTGTAGCTGTGTTCTCATGGTAATGCCCACGAAAACTGGAAAAAGCACAATTATTTCTAATATGTTACTTAATAAAGACTTCTATGGTCAGGACTTCTTTGACCACACAAAAATTATATCGAATACAATTAATAATGACCAAACGAGTAGATTCCTTAAAGCTGCCTTTGATTGTGAAGACCATTATGAAGACCGTATGATACATGATTTGATAAAATCTCAAGATAGTTATGGTGAAGATAAACCGTCTGTATGTTTAGTATTAGACGATTGCCTTGGAGATAAGACTACTGCTTTAAACAATATCAGTTCAAGATATCGCCACAGCAATATCCAGTTACTAATTATATCCACACAATTATTTCGTAAGACAAGTCCTACCATTAGGGCGAATGCAAACTGGGTATTAATTGGTCGATTAACTAATGAATCAGAATTGGAGAAAATATCTGAAGAATATTCAGGTATGTTTGGTGGTGATAAAAACTTCCGTGAACAATATAAGAAGGCGACTAAAAAGAAATATGACTTCATGACCTTGAAGCTAACTGAGAATCCCGCTGAGATATGGATTAATTTTAATGAGAAGATTTATCCTACTGATAATGTGGTAGAAGAACAAATAGAATAATATCATTTATTTATTTACTATATATTAATATTATATATATAATATTATAAAATTATGGAGTTTGTGAATGCGAATCGTTCAAAGGACTCAGAGTTTCTTGCAGGACTACAGAACTACAGCACACAGGTTTACGAAGACAACAAGCTTCTAGATTTAGATATTAAAGCTGCTGGTGATACTCAGAAACAACAAGAGGAATTGTTAGAGGGAGACCAAGCTGAGAGGGGCATTAAGTCGACACTTGCCCTTTCGGGTGTAGGTGTTGGTGCTTTAGAAAAAACAAAAAGAATAGTGCCTAAAGTAAGGGCAGCAAATACAGCAAGGAAGGAGGCACAGGCCGCAAAAGACCTTGCTGCAAATAGAGCTCAGGGTTGGTCTCGTGGTGCGAGACCTGCTGGGGCTGCTGGTGAAGCAGAAGCGAGAGCGGGAACAAGAGCGGGAGCAAGAGCCGCTGCTGGAGCCGCTGCTGCGGGTGGTGAGGGTGCTGAAGCTGCTAAAATTGGAGGCAGTGTTGCTGCGAGAGCAGCATTGAAGGAGGGAGAAGAAGGAACAGCAAAATTACTTGCTAAAGGTGCTGGTGTCCTTGCGAGAGGTGCTGGTCTTGTGGGTGCGGGTATTAGTGCTGCTGACGCTATAAATGATTATAGACAAGGTAAACACGGTTGGGCACAGGCATTAGAAATAGGTGGGGCAGGGGCAGAAGTGTTTGGAACAATATTGGAGTTCACCCCTCTTGCTCCATTAGGTCTTGCTTTACAGGTTGGAGGTGCTGCTGCGAGTGCTGTTGGAACTGGTATTGCAGCAGAAGAATCAGAAGCAGAAACGGGGAAGAAGGTTGAAGCTTCTAAGGAAGAGGCGACAAAGGCAACTACAGATTTAGAAGCACAAAGGAGAACTGCTGTATCGGGATTGACGACTGCGAGTCAGGGTGGATTCTCTGTTGCAAGAGCAGTTCAATAAATACATAACATGATTTTTTTTCATAATTTTTTTTTATTCATTTTTATTTTATAATACTATATTATAAAATATGAGCGTTAAGTCATTTTGGAAAGCAGAGTCAACTATCCCTATTATTCAAACTTCGAAGGCGGTCACTGCCCTCAATGGTTTAAGTTTTGAAGGTGGTCAGGAGATTAGAATTAAAGTTCCTCCTTCCACAAAGTTCTTTCAACCTAAAGAATGTTATCTCCAGGCAGATATTAAGTTAAGTGGTGGAACACTTCCCACTAAACTCCAATTAGATTCTGAACTGGGTGGCCAGATTTTAATCAAAGATATTCGTATATATTCTTCAGCCGAAAAAAATTCCGTATTACTTGAGGAGATTCAAGGCTACAATTCCATGGTTTCGATTATGAGAGACTTTGATACAAATGATAGTGAGAAAAAGAAACGGGCTATGACTGAGGGTGCTACTGTATGGGTGCCTTACACTCGTGGAACTCGTGGTTCAACTCAGTCGAGTAGTGCTGATATCCTTACGAATCCCTATTTTGTTGAAGACCCACTCGGAGCTGCAAGTGCTACAACCACGGGTGACAAAACTGGTGCTATGGCCTTCAACACTGCGAAATTATGTTTACCATTAGAAACAGGCATTTTCCGTTCTGAAGCTATCTTCCCAAATATGTTAACGGGACTTGAAGTAGTTATAACCCTTGAGGACGCTGGTCGTTGTGTCACTCAACTTGATTCTGTTATGAGGAATCGTCGCCTGAACCTTAACCCGAGATTCCATTCTCGCAGTGGTTCTAATGTTATTGACGCTGGTGGTCTTGACGCAGCTCAGATTGCGGACGGTGATACTATTCCTGAAATCTATCTTACTATAGATAATTCTCAGTCTGAACCCTATCAGTGCCCGTTTTCTGTTGGTGAAAGAGTTTCTATTGTCTCTGAAGATAACGCAACAGTATTGACTACAGATAAACCTCTTATAATTGCTTCTATCAATGCAAGTTCTACTGCTAATAATGGTGCTGGTCTTTTACAGATTGTATTTAACCCAGCAGACGCAGCCTCTTCCCAATCGACTACTCTTGCTCCAGGTGGAGTCTGTTGTGTAATTTCTGAGTCAGTAACCTCAGACGCAGCATACACCCCGAGCTACAGTCTATCGAATGTTGAGCTGGTTGTTCAGGAGGTAGACCCTGGAAGTGCTTTTGAAGCTGATATGATTGACGGTATGAAAATGAACGGTGGTGTTATTGCTCAAGATATAGTCTCCTGTCAGAATTACAGATATTCTCAGAATGTTAATGACATTGTTGCGAATATAAGACTTCCTCTTCAGAATGCTCGTGCTAAGTCGATTGTGTGTCAACCGACAGACGCAACTGCCTATACCGCTTCTGACCGTGTCAGTGCTTCGGGAACTTACATTGTTGCTGCTGATACAGCTGAAGATATTACCCTCAATGAATCCACTGCTGGTCTACGGGGAATATCTGATAATATCCAGGACTTTCAATTTTTATATGACGGTCGCCTTCAACCGAGTCGCCCTGTCCGTTGTGCGAAAACGAGCTCTAAGACAAGTATAGACGCACAGCCTCTAATTGAGACAACCAAAGCTCTCGTCCAGGGGGAAGTAAATGCCCGGTCTCTCCACGCATTTAATTCTAATTTCTTAGTGTGCCGTGCCCTTGCATTAAATAAGGGTGTCTATGATACTCGCAATAAAGATTTCTCTGTTCAAGTAAACTATGGAAATAGCACCACTAAGAATAAGTTATGGAATAACTATGTCTTCCATTTAAGACGGATTAATATTCGTGGTGATAATATTTCTGTTGAATACTAAAGAATACTGAAATAATGTTTTTTAATTTTTATCTTTCGATTTTATTTATATATTTAATACTATAAATATAATGTCAAAGCGTTACTTGGATATTCGACCAGCGAACTCAAATGCTTCCCAATCTTACCGTGACGGCCGACCAGTCATATCGTTTACTGTTGCAGAATCAGAAGAGGTTCTAATGCCTCAGTCTGTTCGATTCTGTGGTAAATTACATGTTTACAAAAATGGTGCTCGTGAGAGAGTTACGGCGGGTGACCCACTATCTATGGATTCCCGCCTGGGAATGCTGGGATTACTAGACCAGGTGGTTCTTTCAAGTGCTACCTCAAAACAAACTATAGAACACATAAGACACGCAAATAGGTTCTATTCCAGTTACATGGGATTAACCTCAAGTGAACAGTCACTCATAGGACACTTTGGAGAAACGGGTCTATCTCTCCCTTCTACCAATGGTCAAAAACTTTCTGTTGTTGAGGAAGGTGTAGGAACAAACTGCAATGAGTTCTGTATCAATATTCCTACAGGAATGCTTTCGGGCACGAGTGCTATCCCGCTTTCAAGACAGAGTGGAATTGGTGGTTTACAACTCGATTTATATCTCGCACCTGACTCTATGGTGCTATTCAACACCAGTGCCTCTACCGCAGCTGAGAAAGGTATTGACGGTGCTTTCTATGAATTAACTGACTGTAAGTTGATTTGTGAGACTCACTCTCCTACACCCGAAGAATCTAAACAGATTCAAGACATGGGTGGTTTTGAATACAACTCGATTGCTGGATATTATTCGACCATTAATTCGACAAACGCAAACATTAATTTTGGATTAGGATTAAGTCGGGTTGAGAGTCTATTTATGAACTTTATCCCAAGTGCCTATCTCAATAACATTGAAGAGAACTCTCTTCAGACTATTATTCCTGTTACTTCTACGGGTGCTCTTGCAAATGTCGAACAGGTTGTATTTACTAAGGGTGGAGCACGGTATCCATTAGATTACAATATTGATACAGCATTTAAGTCAGACCCTACAAATAAAAAGGTTGACCCACAGGTAATCCGTAATTTTATGAATGCTGTCATTCCATTCAATAAGATTTCTCACACTTCTATCTCACCTACTAACACAGGCAAAAGATACACTTCTAATGATAACTCTGTTCTTGAGGGAGGAGCACTCTACGGAATTGGAATCGCATATGATATTTTAGGTTCAACCGCAGGAGGCGATTTTTCACAGGAAACCTTTGGAGCTCAGATTGACCTTCAACTTGACGACGATAATCCCGTCAGTGCTTTCATTTATGTTCACTCTAAGAACACTGTTCTATTTAAGAATGGAGATATTGAAGTCGTTTCGTAAATACTTTTTTTAACACTTATTTTTTCAACTTTTTTAATTAAAATTATTATATTTTTAAGATTATAATAATATGTCACTTCCTCAAGCACTTAAACCCGGAGTCATTCCCTCTAACACTGAACAGCGTATCGATACTGATATCCTCGAACCTGTTATTTTTACAGAATCATTTATTCGATACCAGTTACAGAACAAAGGTATTCTCAATCCGAAATCTAAGATTACCTTTTCCATTAAAGAGCACGGTGGTCACGACGCATTTTATCCCGCTCTTACGGGGGTTGCCTCTATTGTTGAACGGGCTACTCTTAAGATTGGTGGTAAAACCATATGTGAGGTTCAGGACTGGAATCACCTCCACGCATATAAGTCTATGTTTATTGACCAGTCAGTAGTCAAGGAGCGTGAACAGTTTGAGACTGCTCGCCTTATGTCCAGTGGTGTTGTTTACAATGACAATACCATGGTATCTGAGAAGATTGGATTTGATTTAGGTAAAGAGTTTATTGATAAAGCAACTGCAACTAATACTGAAATGAAGGTTCAAACCTTCCAAAAACTTAAAGAACAACCTGTATTCTCCATTACTTTAGACGACCTCCTACCAGTATTGAGGGGTCTTCCGGGTCTACCACTTTTTATGATTCAGGGCCAGGTTCAGATTGAACTTACTCTATCTGACGCAGTAGGTAAGAGAGCATGTCTTGCACACGGAGGGGATAATGCTGGACACTCCTTCACCCTTGACCAAAACGAATGCCGTATGATTGCTGACTACACTTTCCTTGACGGAGACGATATGGAGGAATATCGTAATAAGAACTCCTATTTTGAGCACCGTTTCAGTGAACCACGCCTTACGAGAACCACTCTTGCTACTCAGGCGGACGCTCAGAATGTTATCAGAAATGTTGGTGGTGCTGGTCGTGTAGTTGATTCCATGATAGTGGGTGTTACTTCTAATAAAATGTCTGAGTTCTTTAGTGCTTCAGGAACTTCAAATGCTAAGGGTCTATTAAATGACTATCGTGCGATTGCCCCCGAAATGAGTGCTGCCCGAACCTATGGTCAACTTGTAGCTAATGTCAAAAAGAATGACGAGTTTTTATATCCACTTGACCGTTCGAATACTGCTCTTCATTTCCACGGTGTTACTGACACCGAGGGAGCTCCGCCTCATGTAACCCGGGCACAGTATTCTCGCCAGGGTAATTCCCTTGTTACGAATAAGTTCGAGGGATACACTGTAAGTGGACAGAATGAAATGACTGGACAGTTCTTCTACAATGCATACAAACTCAATGACGGTGAGCGTGTTGACAGTCGTGGTCTTGAACTCCACCACAAATATCAGAATCTAAAGACCACTGAAGCACCATACACTTCTCGTTGCTGGATTGAACTTATGAAGGTAATGGTTATCACTGAGGGTGTTGTTGAATGTTATTTTATGTAAGGGACACAAAGGCAACAAAGGCAACAAAAATAAAAAGAAAAAAAGTAAATCGCAAAATATACAATCGAGATAATTAATATCTCACTAAAAACAATTTCACTTTTCTTCTAAATATTTTCATTGCCTTTGTGGACAATCGTTCCCTTTTTAATATTTTTAATTGGTTTAAAATTAAATCTTATTATATACTATAATATATAATGAGCTTCAAAGAAAATCTAAAAGAAACCCTTAAGAAATCAAGACCTAATGCTAAAGACACCACCATTAACATGTATACTGCGAACCTCACTAAACTAATGAAACTATTCGATAGTGAGAATCTTAAGTTCCTTGATTCACCTGAAAAAGTAAAGGATAAATTAAGTGAATTACATTTTACAACCCAACGCAATTATCTCAATGCAATTATCGTTTATCTTATGGCGGAATCAGAAGACCCTGAGGAAGATAAACTTATCAAAGAATATGTATCTGTCAGAAATGAATACAACGCTAAATACGAAGAACAGAATGCTTTAGGGACTATCTCAGATAAGCAGAAGGACGCCTTTGTCGACATATCAGAGGTGAATAAAATGATAGACCAAATGGCTAAAGAAATTAAATCAAAAGGAATAAAGAAGAAAGAGGATTTAAATGCAAAAGATAAAGCACTGTTACAGGTATATATTATCTTCAATATTTACACTCGTATTCCTATGAGAAATGATATATCAGGAATGGAGACTATAAATAAGAGGGCATATAATAAACTATCGGATTCTGAAAAGAAAGAAAAGAATTATCTAGTTATCAATAAGAATGCAATGTTCATGGTATTGAATAAGTTCAAGACTTCTTCGAAGTATGAAGAGATTAAAATCGATATACCTAAAGACCTTGAGAAACTATTAAGGTTATGGATTAGAATACATGGTATGGGTGTTTTGTTCACCTCAAGCACAGGGAAGACATTAAGTAGAAACGCTTTATCGCAGCTTCTAATTAAGACAAGTAAAAAGTATATGGATAAAAGCATATCAACAACAATGCTCAGAAAAATATATTTAAGTTCGAAATATTCAAAGGTCAAAGACGAAATGGCTAAGGACGCAGAAATTATGGGGCATTCAACCGCAATGCAAGGCAAGGTATATATTAAGAAAGAACAGGAAGAGGATTAATCAACATAGTTAAGATTATTGGAAGGGTTATTATCTTCAACTGGAGAGAGTATTTTACAAGATAAATACCATAGCTCCCATTCTTTCAGAATCTCCTTACAATCAACCCAATCCATACAAGTATCGTGGTATGTTTCTTCGTATCCTATTTCCTCTCTAAGAACTGTGTCTTTGAAAGACGCAATATTTTCATTAAAAGTATTTACAAAATTATCATAATTCTTTTTATATTTATCGTCCTTCTTAGACTCCATACGGATATTAAGGATTTTCGAAATCATATCAAAGGTTAACTGTGGAATAGGAGTTTCCATATTGTTATTGTTCATATTATTCTCTATACTTTATTATATTAAATAATCTTTAGATATAAACGCATATTAATTTTCTATAATCGCGTTTATTAAAATTAATTAAATATATATTATATTATAAAAACAATGTGGAACATAATTGAAGATTTAAAGTATGGAAAAGTTCGTGAGAAATATGTTGTGAAATATTTGAATGGAGACATATACATGAATGATAATCTCAATCTTTATGAGAATGAGAAAAAACAAGTTGACTTTAGAAATGAAGAAATAGTGGGAGAATTAAAGAGTAGAACTTGCACACATACTCATTATGATACAACATTCTTCGGATATAATAAAATAGAATATCTTATTAAATCAAAAGATAAAAGGGTATGGAAGTTTTATTTCTTATTCACAGACGGATTATATGTGTGGACTTACAATACAGAACAGTTCGAAATTAGAGATTATGAACACCGTGAGAGAGGGTGGATAAAGCAGGTATATATTGATATAAAATATTTAGAATGTCTAAGTCGTAAAATACATAATCATAAAGACATTAGTCAAATGATACAGTAAAACTTCCGTGCTTACTAATTAACCCATAATATTTTTTAACTTTCTTTTTATTTTTTGATTCTAATATTCTTTTCATTTTATTAGAAATAACTGGCTCTATCCTCTCTTTAATTTTAGGGTCTAGATTAATTAATCTTATAGCTCTTCTTACAGAAGGTATATCACCATAGATACTAATATCTTTCATTTGAATATATATCTCTTCAAGATTATTGAATATACTACTATCTAAGTTATATCCATTATTGCAATAGACAATCACTTCCTTACAGAATCTCATTATCTTTTGTTTCTGTTTAATAGTTAATAATTTATCAGGATTAGGTTTGGTAAGATATGTCTTTAGTTCTGTTACATTCTTTATCATATATATTTCATTGTCTTCGGGTATAGATTGTATATTGTTAATTTCACTCCATAGCATGATAGATAATCTTAGTTTATCTAAAGTGTTACACCCGGGAACATGGATATTGAATCGAGAAATTATTTCAAGTAAATCTCCTTTTGAGAAAGTTTTATCAATCATTCTATTATAATAATAAATATATTTTAATTATTATAATATAACCTAATGAGCAGCAAGAAGAATGAAATGTTAACCGTTGAAGAATTGATAAAATTAGTGAAGGGTCATAATGTCCTTGTTTCAATGAAGGTAAAAAAGAATATGACACAGGAACAACTTGTTAAACTTATTGAATCTAAAGGATATAAAGTAGACCATAAGAATAAGAAGATTGTAGACGCCAAGAAGGATAGACCTCGTAGACCTAAGGTTACACTTAAAGAGGCGGAAGAACTGACAAAGGGTAAACCGAAGAAAGAACAAACTGCAGAACAGAAAGAAAAGAAAAAAATGAATGAGAGAAAAAAGATAGTTAAGTTTATATTAGAGAACAAGGATATCTTAAATGAACCTGAAGTTAAGAAACTTCATAAAGGATTAAAGTGATTACTTACGAGGAAACTCATAGTATCCATTCGATTCGTCATTATCAATTATTCTTAATCTTAATAAAGCCATAAGACTTGAAACAAATAGCTCAAGGTCAGACTTTCTTATAGGTTGTTTATTTAATTTTCTTCTATGAATCATATTACAAAACAATATATAAGTTTTCACTTGAGTCATTATAGGAATACTTTTACTTTTCTTGATAATGTATTCACCTTGATATAGATATCTTGCAACAGTTTTCTTTTTAGACAAAGCCCACCCACATATTAATAATCCCTTATAATAAAAACATATTGAACCATTCGAACCTTGTTTTATCATTGTATATACTTAATTATATATATAATATACTCTTTAAACTTAAATTATACCTATTATACCCTTTTTAAACTTAAATTATACCCTAAATAGCACTTAAAGACTAATAAATCAATTGATTTATTCCTTTAAGTAGGGTAAAACAGTAATAAACCTTGATTTATAGGTCTATTTAAGGTAAAAAGTAAGATTAAAATGGTTTAAACATATAAGATTAAATAACAGAAATAAAATATAATACAAAGTATACAATGGCTATGTTGAATGACTCCTCTACTTGGAAAGTGCACGACGATTACTATACCCCTAAGAATGCGTGGGAACAAATCAATCACCTTATCCCAAAGGATAAAGTAATTCTCGAAGGCTGTATGTTAAACAGTCACCAAAGTAAATCACCAGACTATCTTATTGAGCTGGGTAATAAGGTTGTGTATGACCGCACACTGAACTTTATCACAGACGATATTCCTGAGTGTGATATGATTATTACTAACCCTCCCTTCAAGACAGACCTCAAGATACAGGTTCTTAACCGTCTTGTTGAAATTGACAAACCATTCATTATTGTTATGAATTGTCTTAACACATTTACAAAATATATCAGACAGATTTTTAAAGGGAATCTTCAACACCTTCAGATTATCACACCCTCAAATAAAATCCACTGTGAAAAATTAAATTACGAAACAAATGAATTAACTCAAACTAATAAATGCTGTTTCTATTGTATCTATCTTTGTTACAAAATGGAACTTAAGCCTGAACAACTATGGCTCGATTAAGCAATACTACAATGACCGTCACATGTCTTCTTAACCTCTACTTCTTCTACCACTAAATCTTTTACTAATTCAGACTCAGTATCAGATTCAGATTCTTCTGAGGATTCTGTTTCATAATCAGGGTCTATATTTTTTTCTAATTCTTCCTGTATACTTCTTAATACAGAAAGCATTTCAGTATCTCCTCTTTTTGCATAGAAACTAATAATCTCTTCAAGTTCGATATTATTTACAACACTCATTTATATTATACTTTAGATAATAAATATAATAAATTAACCCAACCTCAAAAATCATATCCATATAAATTAAATGTTTCATTATATTAACCTTTATTTTTTTTCTTCATTCGTTCCTGTTCTTCTTCCATAACCATTTGAGCAATACCCAACTGATTTCTTACATTCTTAGATATCTTATATATTATCGCACTATCATTGTTGACTCTTGAGAATTGTTGATTCGGGTCATGTATTGAACTTGTAATACTTGTAATCCTTTTCTTTTTAGTTATTGTGAATACATAATCAGATTCACTACTGAATATGAAATCGTTTCCTGAGTATTGTTTGTCACACACAGCAACTACAGGAAGTTTAGCTTCATTGTCTTCACCACCTAAATAATGTGCTTGGTCGATAATATCAGACCTAATGCAATAATAAGGTTTTAACATTTTTCTTGGAAGATTAGGTGCGATTAATCTTAAGGATACTGTGTTCTGAGAGATAGCAGGTGAGAACTGTTGTCGTCCCGCTTTGGCGTGAGTATTGAGAGGATTCGGCCCGACTGTTGAAGGTGTTGGTATTTGAGTTGTAAATATTGAAGCTCCAAACTGATTAACAATATAATCTCTAGTGTCTGTCGATACTATATCTGAATTAGTTGTAACTATTCCCAATTTTTCTTTATTTGAATTGTCTACTCTTTGTAATCTATTATTCGCACTATCAATTTTAGTATTTAATGATTCATAATCCCACCCTAAAAGATTCCATAAACATGAGTCCCACTGGTCTTCTGTAAATCCAAAATCAGTAATGAATACACCAGTAGGACAATCAAAGATAGCCCAGGGAGATATATTGCGATTCATATTAGATAATTTCCTACTAACTGTATCCGCCGTAGTTGTATCAGGGAACTTATCACCACCATAAGAATAATCAACTGTGAAGTCAATATCATAAGGTCTCATATCGGGTGTGTAAACATATTGATTGATTCTCTTATTAATTTTATAAACAGTATTATTTGCAGTTTGAGTATTATCAGGTGCGGGTTGAAATCCGTCGTTGACGGCAACACCGGTATCACCAGCACTAAAGAAAGATTGTCCTGTTAATTCGTTTGTATGTAATTGTTTGAAAAAGAATCTTGATTCACCTATATCATAATCAAAAATAGGATTAATAGCACCCACATAATTATATCTTAAATGTTCTCCAGTAGGAGTTGCAGTTCCACATAAAACAGACTTAGCCTCTGCCTCAGCACTCGCCTTCTGTTCTGCTTGGTCTGCTTGTATTATCCTATTTTTATCACCTATACCCCAGCAATTAGCACTACCATAATCCAACTCTAATCTACCATTTGAACCTATCAGAGCGGCTGTTCCATATGCGTTATAATGAAAATCGAACCCTATCTTTGTCCCACTGTTAATCTTCCCATTTTCACTATTAATAAATAAATCATTATTGATACCACCTATTTTCTCAGGGTGTAAGGCAATATTACCTAAATGATTTGTAGCAACTCCATATGATAAATTGTTTATATCTTTACCGTCTGTATATACCCCGTCATTCTTCTTATCAAAATAAAAGAAAAGAGGAAGGGATTGTTCAGACTGAGCTTGTTTCACGAGTCCTACATTATCACCACCTAAGAAACCCAAGGTGGTAAAGAACTTATAATTACAATGGATAAATCTCATATTATCAACTGAATTGACAATATTGTTAAATGCGGGTTGAATTGTCTGTGCATTAAAATTACTAAATAATTCAGGGTATATTCCTTGTGCCTGAATAAACTTACCGAAATTATGAATCTGAGCCCATGGTATTGTAGTATACAATACCGCTGTAGTCCTGGCTGCTGGGAGAATATCACCCGCAGTTGTATAACCGAAAGCAAGTTGCTCACCCATAAAGGTCTGACCCGTATCTCTTACCTCGGGTCTCTTGTGATATACATTATAATAATTAGACTGATAGTCTAAAGATTCCTGTTTAACCGTAGCAGTAGAACCTGCACTCGCATTATGAAAAGCACCCCAGGCTGCTTTAGACATAGTTCGACTTGAAGCACATAGGAAAGGTTGAAAAGTATTTGTATCATATGTAACAGTCAAATCATGTATTACGCCGTCTATTTTTTGTTGAAATACTTTCCCTGGATTTGCGTTCTTTAAAGTGGTAGTTATTTCAGCACTAAGATTACCCGGACTATTAAATCCAGGTGTCACTTTCAAATCTATTTTATTCTTATATGTTTTATATCTGGTCTCCTGTATGAAATAAACGGAACTAAAGTTTCCACTAAGGTTTCCTTCAGGTCTTTCAATTGTTTCCCTTAATACAATTTTAGTATTATGTGCTCTCATTAATGTATACCTTGAGTTATCAGTTTTTAATCTATAAAATCCTGTTGTAGTATCAGAAGCATTTGAAGTATCTATCCACATATAATCGTCAACCACAAATGACCTATCACTCAGTTCATAATGGGGTCTTCCTCTTTCAACAGAATCAGGTCGATTCCAATTATCACTCCAATACTGAACTGGGTCTGTCTCTGTTCCAGTAGGGGTATCCCACGCCCAGCGACGAGGTAAAAAGATAGTTCCATTGTCTCCTCCTGCTGTTAGATAGTGTTCAGTAATTATAGAGGTTTCATTATCCTTGGGAATAAATGTATGAGTTTTTTCTGTGCTTGTTAATTCTTGATTACCAGTTATCAAAGGGATTCCTGCGTCCTCTAAAGTTGTTGGATATAAATCATTATCAACTGTATATGTAATTGTCTTATTTGAATTGAGTGATTGACCTTTTAATTCAATTGTATCAGCACCCGCACCTATCTCTGAAATATATGCTGCTTGAACTGCAACTCTATCACCCACATTTAAATCAATACCGTCTCCAAGTTCGTTTGTAAATAATGCTGGATTAGAATTATTCCCTGAGTTTGCCTGTATTGAATGAGCCCTGTTACAATCTACAATAGTTAAATCAACATAATCATTAGTAGACATTTTATTATAATATATATATTATTTTATTATTCTAACCCTAATATTTGTTTTAATATAGCAACCTCTTTTCCGTCGTATTTGTGCTCGAATATTAAGTCGTCATTATAGAACTGTGTCTTATCAACTGAATTACCCTCGTGTGCAACACATACCATAACACTTCTAATATCTGTTAAACCTATATTCTTTTGTTGATTCTGAATCATTCCAACACCTTCACCTTTAGAGTTCTTATCATATCCACCCATAGCCTTAAAATGTTTCTTAGTATAACACATTGTAGCTTCGTGGATTTGAAATAATTCTTTACATTGAATCCCTGTCATATCGAAATCCTTTAAGGGATATGTGAACAACATACCATTAGAACCAACTAAACTTTTATTATTGTCCTTTAGTTCATGATATGAATATTGAATATATTGCGGGTGATAAATATCGTCGTCGTCCATGTTAATGAGAATCTTTGAACTAGATAATTTAACCAATTCATTTCTTTTTTCTCCTATTGTCTTTTTTACTTTAGTCCTATGATATACCAATTTAATAGGATATATATCTGATTGTAATCCCTGAATATTATTTGTAAATGGTTCTGTTCCGTCGTCGTGTATAACGAGTTCTAATTTATTATGAGGATATGTTTGACTCTTTAAATTACTGATAAACAAAGGTAAAAACTTAGACCTATTATATGTAGGTGTAAGAATCGAAATATTTGGATAATCCATTATATTATAAAATATATATTAATTTTAAGTTTTTTACTTACTTCTTTTCTCTGAAATGAAGGACAGCACAAGTCTTACCCCTCAAGTCAGTTGCAAGTGTATTGTCAGCATTTACAAGGTCTATATCGAAATTACTTGCAGTAATTTCATTGGTATTGTTCAAGTCTAAATATACTCGTTCTGCTGGTTCAAAGAATAATGCTCCGACAGATTGGTCTGTTCCAGTAGAGAACCTCGGGGCACTATAGATAATTTTAGACCTCGCACTCTGTCCAGCATTAAAGGAGTTTACATTAAAATTGTTTAATCTTAAGAAGATAGAAGTAGTTGACTTAAGTATTGGTGTGGACTTTGAACTAAATACCTTCACTATAGGTGAAGTCTCCTCAGTTGTATATGTATCAAGAACAGGCACATTTGGAAATCCAAAAATCTCGTCCGCCAGTGCTCTTTCAGTATTAGGGTAAACTGTAGGTGAAGGTTTGAGAATCATTACATAGTCATAATCTTCAAGTAAACCACTGGCGTTTAGTCCCTTGAAGGCATGTTCGACAGATAAACTTGAAGCGTCAAACTGATTAAAGATTCTTGTATCTACTTCTCTTCCGATTCGCCGTATCAGGTCATTCGCCCCTAAATATGCCCACCAATCGTTCGCAGGATTACCATAGACAAACCCAGTAATATCTCTCCCTCGATATGTGTCAACCGTAATCGCTCCCTGTGTTGAACCCGCCTTGCCCTCAATCCATATCCACGGATAAAGGTTTCTACATGTATCTGCAATAGGTTTGAATCGTTTACCTTTTGTAGCCTCTGTTCCCGTAGTATCTATCATTGTAAGATATTTAGAAGTGGACGCACTGTATACTTCCACCTTTATCTTTTCATTCTCAACTGTGAATCTTAACTTTTCTAATTGTAAATTAGTAGAATTAGTGCTCCAATTATATTTATTAGGAAATGTGGTTGCGTCAAAGTCACCATTATCAAGATAATTGATTTCTCTCATAAATAATGGTTTGTCCGGGTCATGTTGTGGAGAATCGTTCTCCTCTACCATATGAAATGCCCTAAGTCTTCTGTCTGCCGCAGCTGTCGCTTGTATCCCTCCCACCATAAAATCACATTGAAGGGAGGGGAAAACACCTATTTCACTTTGGTCATTATTACATAGTGGATTGTTACTCAACCTCCTTCCAGCTGTCTCACAACGACTCAGACCTACCGCCCATGATACTGTGCTCCCCGAAGGTTTCAAATCTGTTAAGTCTACTTCAAATACACCCTCATTAAGAGCAAGTGGGAAATCTCCCGAGAATCCCTGATTATTATATGATTTAGCTTTACCTCCCGTGGCAGTTAGTTTATTGGCGTTAAATGAGAGACCACCATTAACCCCTAAGGTTCTATTCACATTTGTCCAGTTCTGAGGTTTATTGTCAAGTGCTTTACCCGTTGTCCTCTGTTGAAATCTCATATTGAAACCTTCGAATGTATATCCGTCTGCGTCTCTCTTAGCTGTTGCCTCTTGCATTCCCCAAGTTTCAGGAGTAGGCACACCATTATTGAGACCAGGTGTAATATGATTCCGTGCTACTTCGTCTGAAGTAGCTGTAGTATTACGACCAATCTGAAGGTCTGTAAAGTGAGCAGCACTGGTAGTCGTTTCTATAGGTTTTGAGTCTGAAGGCTTTACACCAAAATATTCATACCATATATTCGCAGGATTTAAAGAGAATGCTCCTTCTTTATTAACCTTTAAACTTTGAAGAGCAACTTCAGAATTAGGAGGAATCTTAAGTTCACCGTTCAAATGGTTACTAAATGAGAATGGAGACTGGAATTGACTTGTTCTAACACCCGAACCTTCGATTTCATTGGAACAAATTACGAGTGACATTGATTTATAATTTATATATTATATTTTTTTTATATTATATAATTATAAACAATTATGGTGAACTGGAATAAACCTGAGTATGATTCTAAAAGGGGGGAAATTCATGATATGTATTTGGATAATCTTTACAAAAGACTCGAGGAGGAGGGGAAGTTTAATCCGGGGGAAGTTATAACTCCAGGAGATATTGTTGAAGAGGTAAAAGAAGTAATCAAAGAAGTTTCGGTGAAAGAAGCTTCGGAGGAATAATTATATATCTTAAATATATAAATGCCCAAGAAAAAGAAAGTGGTTGCAACCATGGATACGGTTACAGAAAAGAAAGTTAAGAATCACAGGAAATTAGGTGATATTGAAAATGAGCTTATCGATTATAAAAATAAAAAGAAGAAAATGAATACTACTAAGGTTTTTGAAACTAAAGGGACTAAAAAGAGTGGATATTAATCCTCCTCTTCTATTCCATATTTCATTTCCTCCAGCTTCTCTTCGTCTATCTGAATGTTTACCCAACACGGTTCACGCTTCTTAGTGTTTTCATTTGTTCTCTTTGTTTTAAAAGCTCCTTTAGGAGTTAAATAATTTTTATATTTTTGTGAAGATAAGTTGATATTACTTTTCTTCAATAATACTGTAATCTGTGAAATAGACACAAAGTCTTTAGCGTCTTCGTCCCAGTTCTTATCACCTACAAATCTGAATAGAGATAAGAACTTATCCTCTTCTTTTTCTTCTTCCTTGAAATCGTCCATTTCTTCTTTCATACATTCAGGCACTTCTACCCTTGTTCCATAATGATTGAATAGGATATGAATGAATGCGTCAATGACTTCGGGTTTCTTGCACCAGTATTTAATATCGTCGTCTTTAGGAAAGAAGTTACATACATTCTCCATAATCTTTTCACCATTGTCGTCTGTAACATATTCCATATCCTCTCCCTTCATAATCATTTTAGGTCGCATTACAGGTTTACCTAATCTCTCGTCACCTTGATTTAAGAACTTACTAGGATACTTGAACATATATGAAGTCTCCTTGGTATCAGCTGGTTCGATAGGAGGAAGGTCATTACAGAACATACAGACCCGGGCCTGAATCTTGAAATTGATTTCGTCCTTATGGTTTACCCGTGCTTCAATCTTATCTCCACCTGAACTCAGTTTCTTAAGGACATTACCATTGATTCTGTATTTACCCTGTGAATCTCTAGTAATCTCATTAGTCAATAACAATCTCTTAAACTCAAATGGAACTAACCATGATAATGCTTTTGCACTATCAGCCTGACCCGCTTTGAATAGAAAGTTTTCTGAATTAGTTGCTCGACAGTAATCAGTAAAACAATTTTCAAGTAGACCAACCAATACACCTTTACCACAATCACGCTCACCAATACCTACACCCCAATTCTTATCCTCAATATGACCTGCAACACCACGAACAATATAATTGAGCCAGGTATCTCTCAGTTCATTATTATTATTAAAGATAGGGTTGAGAATCCTATCATATACCGCCTGAATCATTTCAGGTGTCGCCTCCTTATACTCACGATTAATTTTAATAGTTGTATGAGTATCAATATCATACGGTTCTAATTTACCCTTCTTGAAGTCATAAAATCCATTTTTGAAACATAATTTATAAAGGTTACTTGTCCACAACTTATCTACAAAGTCTTCGTCTTCTGTAGGTTCTACATATTGAATCATTTGATTACAAGATTTAGCCATAGTCGAATATGGAACTAAATCCTCTCCCTTTTTGAAAAAGATATTCATATTACCAATTGCTTTAATTAATCCTCTTTTAATTACCTTTTCATTTGTAGTCCATACATTATTCACTCTCATAAAGATTCTTTCCTGACTAATTACATAATCATTCTTGAGTTTATCAGTGATATAATCACCACCTTCTTTGTCTGATTCAATAACAATAATATTGTCTAATTCTTCTATATGTTGAAACTCTTTAATCTTAAACTTCAAACTAAATCCAGTTTCTTTTAGAACCTCAGGAATCATACCATGTATTAAATCGTCAAAATCTTCCACCTCGTCTTCACCCTCCCATTTCTCAAGGTGTAAACCGTCGTGGATTAGAGCACCAATCTTTCGACCATTTCCCTTGAGATATTTATACATTGACATTAGACACTTGCATTCTAAGGTCTGAAGATAATAGCTCATAGCAGTCCCGTCACAATTGTAATATTCTTTTCCCTTATTCTTTTCTGCCTCCATTCTATATTTCATTAATTCGTCAGTATTCAATATTGTCTTTACATTTTCTTTCAGTTCTGTATCAAGGTCTAGAACAATTGAACCCTCAAGGTTTTTATACTTAAAATTATTATCATAACACCACTTCTTAACAGAACCACCATAAAACATTCTCATTATTAGAATCTTGCAATTGTCTCTGTCAATACCATGCTTTTTCATTTTCTTAAAGAACTTCTCACGACTCTTATTATATGCAGTTAGAATAGGACAATTATATCCCTTATCGATAAATATCTGTTCCATTAGAACCGGGTGACAATTGACAATATCTAAATCAACATAGTTCTTCTTACATAGAGCACTTTTACAAACGCCCTTCATGAATGATTGAGCCATACAACTCTCACCCTTCTTGAGTGCCTTGACTCTAATATTTAATCGACCAATTTCATTCTGAATATATTCAACTTCAACTGAACCACCCTTTCCATACTTGAGATATTTCCTCAACGAACCTTTAGTTTCGTCGTCGAGTATATCACAGTGAAGAAGTTTCTGAGCATTTGAAATATCATATCGTTCCTTAAGAGTAAATGATTCCATAATACATAGTTCAGATATTTTTTTATAAATCTTATTTTCACCCATTTTATTATACTATATAATATAAAATAATCTTTAAATATAAACGCATATAGAAAATAAAATATAATTAAATGTAAAGGTAATTTAATTTTTATAGACTATAACATATAGTAATTATAAAAATTAATGTTAAAAAGTAATTTTAAAAGATAAAGTTTAATTTTCCCGCAATTTTAAAATATGATATTTCTTTGACTTAATAGTTCAACTTTATCCGGGTATTTTTCCTTGAATGTTTCTAACTTATCATTCCTTCGATAGTAGTAATACTGACTTCTTGCACTCAAGAAATCCTTATCATTCTCATATTTTTCCTTCTTGTTTTCTTTATTTAATCCATAATAATTCCTGGCTCTTTGACGATTCTTATTCTTAAAATCGTCAGTATCTTTAATCAATTCATATCTATCCTTTTCCTTCTTCCTCTTCCTCTCATATTGCTCAAGAACTTTCTTAATTCTTTCAGGGTCAGTAATAGTTGGATTCATTTTTATTATATACTTATATATATATTTTTATTTTTAAATATAAACGAAAATATATATAATAATTTAATTATCTATAACATAATAAATGCCGTTAGACAAAAAGGGTAAACCTATTCTATATAAACCGTGGGTTAGTAAATCTAAAAATAAGAAATATAATGTATATGTTAAAGTGAATGGTAAAGTTAAACAAATATCATTCGGTCAAAAGGGTATGGGACAGTTCAAGGATAAGGGTGGTAATTATAAATCTTTAGACCACGGTGATAAGAAACGACAAGCGTCATTCCTCGCTCGAGCTAAAGGGATTAAAAATAAGAAAGGTGAATTAACATGGAAGGATAAGAATACTGCTAATTATTGGGCGGTGCATTATCTATGGTAGGTTCAGGTTCAGGTTCAGGTTCTTTTTGAAATGATTGTGTTCGACTTCTTGTCCTTGGAATTATAGGTTCGTCTTCAATGTCTATTTTTATATCGTCTTTATTATCCTTTACTTTTTTATCTTTTAACTTCTGTGATTGGTGTTTCAATCCTTTCATTTCCTCCTCTGAAGGTGGTCTCCTTTCACATTGGAATATATAACAAAGATTAATCTTGCAATGACATTTCGACTGCCATATAACTAGTAATAAACTGGCTACCGCTCCTAAGACTAATACAACTGCTCCTGCTGCTTGGTCGACAGAGTAATCTTGCAATTGACCCTCACTCATGATAATGTTTATTTTAATAAAGATAATTTTTCATTTATTATATTTATTAAATTATAAATGGATATTAACACAGATAAAGAACCTCCTAAACCTATTGAGCAAGTTGTCTCAATGGTTAAACAGATATCGAATGACTTATCTGATATTAAAGCAGATATTCTATTTATCAAATCAAAGATAAAGGAAAAGGAAGAGGTAGAGAAACTAAGTGGAGGGTGGTGGTTATTTTAATTTAGATTTTTTACATTTACATTTTCACTAATTTATACAAAAACTTTAAAAATTATAGAAATATAATTTTAATATTTTGTATATTATAAAATGGATTTATTACCTAAAGTTCAAGTTGACCTAATTGAAGAAGAACCCAAAGCACTAAAAGAAGAGTTGGAATCTGACGAGGATACTGTTAGTGAGACGATAACTGAAGTATTACCCGAAGTAACACATAAACCTATTATACCTGAGGAGAATATCTTTCAAGGTAAAGAACCAGTGGTCAAACCAGTCAAGGAGAAACCCGTTAAGAAGAAACGGGTTATGACACAGGAACAACTAGACAGACTTGCTAAAGGTCGAGAGAAGGCTCTTGCTAAACGCCGTGCCGCAGCTGCGGAAAAGAAGGAACTGAAAGACTTACAAAAGAAGAAGAAAGATAATGAACTCAATGCACTCAGAAGGGAAGTTGGTGGAGAACCTCAACCAGCACCAGCACCAGCACCCACACCTTCTCGGGCTCCGTCACCAGTTCATGTAAATGAAAAGAAAGTATCATTTACTTCATTAGACGATTTACCAAAAGAAATGTTAGTGCAATTACAACAGGCCGCTATCGAAGGATATGATACAAAACGCAAGGCACGAAAGGAACAGAAAAAGAAGGACGCAGAATCCAACCATATCCGCAACGCTAAAATGAATATGATATCGGACGCAATCAAACCTAAACAACCTGCGAAATATGGTGAACCCGGATACTTCTCTTCAATGTGGTCTATTTCATAAAAAGGGCACAAAGTCCACGAAGTCCACGAAAATATATTCACAAAAAGCAAATATCCCCTGAGATATTCTTGATATTCTATTTCTATATTTTTAGATTTTTTTTTTTTAAAAACAGTGCCTTTGGTGCCTTTATGGACACCCCGTAATAATCTTATCCTTCTTTCTTATACTTTATGACTGTTTATGGTGTTAAAAGCGAAAGGCACTGTTTTTGAGAGGGTCAATATTTTCGTGGACACCTGTCCCTGTTTTTGTGGACACCTAGATATTTTCGTTGCCTTTCTGAAATTATTATATTTTATATATTATAAATGTTTCAGAATCATGTATATATTAACCTTGACCATAGGACAGATAGAAATGAATCAATGAAAACAGAATTATTAAAAATAGGTATCGATAATCCAAATCGGTTTCCAGCTATCAAAACAGAAATGGGAATAGTGGGTTGTTGTTTATCTCATATGAGGTGTGTCCAAGAAGCAATGCACAAGGATTTAGATTATATATGTATTTTTGAGGACGATATAATTATAAAGAGACCTGAGCTATTAATGAGAAAGGTGAAGAAATTAATTAATAATGATTGGGATTGTTTGTTATTATCAGGCAATAATTTCAAACCTTATGTGGAATATGAAGATTATATTAAGGTGAGTAAATGTTTCTGTTTATCTTCCTACATTATTAAAAAACATTATTATCAAAGATATTTAGATAATCTAAATGAAGGATTAAAGTTACTATTACAAAGTGGGGATAGACAATATTCATTAGATTATTATAATCATAAACTTCAAAGAGAAGACACATGGTATTTATTGACTCCTCTATGTATCTATCAAAAAGAAGACTATTCAGATATAGAGAATCGCAATGTAGACTATAAAGATTTAATGTTGAATTATGATAAATAAATATTTTATCTTGTTAT